GATGAATTGGGCGAGCGAGGATTCGATTTGCTCGGCGGTGATCTTCGACTTTTTGCTCATAGATGGGTCACTTTGGGCGCCGGAGGGTTGTAGAAGATATGATGCGGGGTCGGGAGGGCGCCTTGGGGTTTGCCGCGCCAGTCCAAGATCAAGAGGCTGGGCCGCGGGATGCTGTCGGGGACGACTTTGTGGCCGTGCCTGGTTAAGAATTGCCATCCGCCGGTGACGCCGATCATGCCGGAGCCGTCGCTGTAGACGCCGCCGCAATGCCGGTGTCCGCGGAGGTAGACCTGGGCAACGGGGTGGCCGGCGCGGACGCTGTTCAGGCGGGCGTTGCCGAGGGTGATACTCAGGGCGCTGGCTTCGAGGTAGGCGCGGGAGGTGGCGCCGATGTGGTGCGTGGCGTCGATGGCGCAGCCGTGGATGTTGATGAGCCACTTCTCGCGGGCGACTTCGTCGCGGGCGCCGATGAGCCTGGCGAGGTAGCTCTCGACGTCGTGGGTATGACATTCGGTGCCTTTGACGACGAAGGTGGCGGCGGCTTTGGCGGTGAGCGGCTTGAGGGCTTCGGCGGCCATGGCGCAGTGGTTCTCGATTAATGAGGCGACGACTTCGGGGCTCCGGTGATGGATGCCTTCCGTGGCGTCGCCGTTGACTAGGACGGCGTAGGGGTCGGGGCCGGCGATGGTGGCGACTTCGCCCAGGGCATTTTGCCAGCATTCCCAAAGCCAACGCTGATGGTGGTTCTTGCCGAAATTGATGGTGTTTCCAGCGAGGTTCTCGCTGTCGGGCGGCATGAGGCCGACGGTGCTGCCGCAGTGCAGATCGGAGCAGACGACGAGGATCGACGGCTTTTTGTCGGCTTTCTTCTTGGGCATGCGGTTAGTTTGGGGAAGGCGCAGTGGGTTGAATGTGACCGCTTACCTGCGCGATTTCCCGGTGCATAGATGAAGGAGCGGGGCCGTCCGTGGAATAGATCCGGAGAGCATTGGCGACGCCATGCTTTGACTTGTTTTTGACGCGTTGCCTTTCCATGCAAGCGCACAGGTGGCGGCTTGGGGGTGGAATTGCGAGGGGATGGCGGCGGAACGGACTGCAACGCGCACGAAGTAGCATCAATTAGCGCATTGCTCTTGATGGCTGAGGGCTGAAACCTGAGACCTGAGTGAAGGGCAGCGGTCGCCGCGGCGACCTTACCGGGGATAAGCGGCAAGATGCCGCTTCTACTTTGAAACGGCCGGCGGCGGGGACGCCGCCGCTACAAGAGCAGCTGCAAGAGCTTTTGGGCGGTGAAGAAGCCGGCGGTGAAGATCATGAGCACCATGCAGGGCCAGGCGAATTTGTCGAAGCGGTCGAACTGTGACCAGTTTTTCCACGTGAGCCATGGAAATAGGACGGCGACCGGGGCGAGGATGCACAGGCCGAAGATGAGGACGGCGATGTTCATGGGCGGAGGATAGCACCGACGGACATAGTCCGCCGCTACAATCCTTGCGGTGATGCGATCGCATCCGCTCGGCGGGCGGCTAGGTCTTCTTTGAGGCTGGCTAACGCGTCTAGGCCGCCGGCGGTGTGGGCTAACAATGGGGGTTGTTGGGCGGTTTGGGGGGCTCTCACGATTGCCTGGGCGTCGAGGATGTGCTCGTCGATGATGGCTATGATGGCCGCCCAGAGCGGTGTCGATTCGGGGACGGCTAGGGCGCCGCGCTTTTCTTGGTCGGTGAGCGTGGGTTGCTGGAGCTGGATTTTGCGGGTGAAGATGCTTCGCATAGTTTTCAGTTGGCAGTTGGCAGTTGGCAGGACCGAGGGTTAGGACTCCTCGAGCTGCAAGGTTTTGATGATGTCAGTGCGGCGGAACCATTTCTTGGCGATGCCGCGCAACTTGACGGGTTTGAGGAGTCCGCTTTCCAACCACTTGCGGTAGGTCGCGGGGGTGATTTGCAGCCATTCGAGGATGTCTGCGCGTTTCAATAGGTGTTTGTTCATACAGGAGTTGGCAGTTGGCAGTTAGCAGTTGGCAGTTTGGGGAAATTAGTAGGAGCCGAGGGGCTCGAAGCTGAGGTCTTCGTTTTGCAGATGCCGTGCGCCGGAGAGGACGAGGTATCTTATGACGTCGACAAAATCACGGCAGGCGCCGGTCTTGCCGTCGCGGCCGGTCCATTCTTGCAGGGCGTAGATGGTGTTCTTGCACCGGTCGGCGACGTAGAGGCGGGGCTGGTTGGTGGCGCTGACGGGCTTGGTGGTGTCATACGCCAAGAGGTCGTTGATGAGAGTGACGCCTTCGTTGACGGTGTCGCCCGGGGCGGCGAGGAAGGCCAGGTCGATCTCGGCGCATTCTTCGATGAGCGTCGTGGCGCCTTCGCGAGCGACGGTCTGGGCGTTGCCGTAGCGTGAGTCCATGAGCCGTTCGAAGACGGGAATCGGCTCACCAGGCGGGAGGCCGGCTTCGCGGCCCAGCTCTTTCTCGATGGCGTCGATCTCGGCTTTGTATTCGAGGAGGCCAAAGCCGAAACATTTCTGGGCGTCGCCCGGGCGGCCGTCGTGCTTCTTGCCGTCGGGCTCTGCCCAGACGCCGGGGAAGCCGACGCCGGGGATGTAGCGGTCCTGGCCGGGCCATTCCTGGATAATGAAGCAGCGGCCGATGTCGTCGAAGCGGGCCCAGATTTGCGCCCAGTTGCGGGCGCCGCAGGGGTCGACGACGTGATACACGGTGCCCGTGCGCGGGATTCGGTCGATCGGGACGACGTGGACTTTGTCGTTGAAGCGGGGGAATTGGTTGCCGATGGATTTGGTCGGCACGCCGTAAGCGCGATAGAGCACTTCCTCGCGGCGAGCATCTTTGACTTCTTCGACGATTTGCTCGTAGCCGCCGAACGGGTTGTCTTGCGACCAAAAGTAAAGCACGCGGCCTTTGCGGCGGACGGGTTGCTGCATGGTGGGCAGGCGTTCGTAGCCGGTGACAATCTTCTCGCCGTTGACTTCGCTGTGGATGGGCAGGAGCTCAGCTTCGCGGTCTTCAAGTGTCATAGCGCCGCTCAGGTATTCTTTGACCACGGCGCTGTAACCTTGGACCGGAGTGAAGGTGAGTAGGAGCCAGCCTTTGCGGGTAGCAAGACGGAAGCGCACGGTGTCCAAAAATGTGCTGGGACAAAGTTCGTCCATCCAAACCCCGTCGACCTCCCCGCCTTCTATTGTGGCGACGTCTTGCGAATAGTTGCGGAAGAAGCATTGGGCTCCGTTGGGGAGGACGAACGAGTTTTCTGCGAAGCCTGTCTTCTGGCCGTAGGATATATTCGTCACGCGGGATTTCTTGGTGTTGCGCAGTTCGGGCGGCATGTATTTCCACAAGAGCGGTTGCTGCATCTCAACCGAGTTGGCCGCGGTCTCTTGGAAGCACCAGAAACGGCCGTCGGGTTTGTCGAGCATGCAACGCATCATGCGCTTGGCGGCAAAGGAGGATTTGCCGGAGCGGTTGCCGCCGAGGATGAGAAGTTCGCGGTGTTCGTTGAGGATCTCGTCGGCCTTGGTCCAGACGGGCGGTTCCCATTCGTAGCGCAACGGGTCTTCTTTCTCGTTGGCAATTTGCTCTTCGCGGATGCGCCAAAACTCGGCGAGCTGGTCGACCGTCATGCGACGCACGCCGTCCTTGAAGCGCACCAGGACATTGCCGGCAGGGTCTTTGCCGAGCAGCGCGGGAGCTTCGTGGATGACGTGGTCGGTGAAGATCATTCAGATTTCCACTCCTCCGGGAGGTCGAGGTCGTAGCCGTTGCCGTCTTGGGGGTTGCCGATGAGGCGGATGTCGGGTTGCCAGTAGAAGCGGAAGTGGCCGCCGGGGCAGCGGACGCCGAATTCGCAGTTGTGGTCCGTGCCGTAGATGACCATGACTTTGGCGGTCCCCTCGCCGTGCTCGGTGATGACGGGCCAAGGGGGATTGAGTTCGAGGATCATGGGAGTCAGGGGTCAGGAGTCAGGTGACAGGGGCCAGACGCGGAGATGGCCGTAGTCGCGGGGTTCGGTGACGCTGGCGGATCGGCGGCAGATGTCGCAGATGCCTTCGTGCCACGTGGCGATGTGCCCGGCGGGCCAGCCGCGGCCGTGCTTGCGGCCGCATTCGTGGCATATCCAGTCGGGATATGGTGGGGTCTTGCGGAAGATCGCGTCGTAGTTCGCGGCGTATCGCTGCGGGTCGACGGGTCTGGGTTTGCTGCCTTTGCCGGCCATATATGAGGTGTGACGTGTGACTTGTGACTTGTGACGAGTGCGGCGGGTCCGGAGGCCCCGCCCTACCACGGGTTCTCCCCTGCCCCTTCGGATGCTTCGGGGAGGAGTTCTTTTTGCGGTTCTTTAATTTTGATGAAGCCGCCGATGAATTTGACGTCGGTTTTGGTGACGCGTTTCCAAGCGGTGAG